CATCGGCGTCGCGCTCCATCATGCGGGCGATTGCCTCGCGGCTTGGCGGGGGAAGGGCGGAGAGATCGTCGGCAGCGGTCAGCGCGGTTGCCAGTTCGGACGGGGTCGCCGCCCAGAATTCGGCCGGACGCCACCCGAGCGCCTGCGCGGCAAGACCCGCCCAGCGCAGGGCAGCGTCGCCGAACCGGGCGGTCATGCCTCGCCCTGAAGCACCTGCGCGAGCACGGCGCGAACCGGCACCGTCGCGCCGACCAGCCCCATGCCCAGCACCGCCTCGCCCACCGCGGCCCGTTCGGGACGGTGATCGGCGGGAAGGCAATGCCACAGCAGCGCGGTCATGTCGGTGAGCGTCAATCCGCCCGCCGCCGCGCGCTCGACCAGCGCGAACAGCGAGCCGAGTTCGGCCTCGGCCAGCACCAGGCTTTCAAAGCTTGGGCGCAGCACGTAACTGACGCCCGCGACCACCAGCGTGGCCTCGCCGCGCAACGGGTTGGCGGCGCGCGTCATGCCGCCACCACCGGGCCCGAGCTTTCGAGCTGCATCGTGTAGCTGCGCTCACCGTTGAAATCGCCCGCGTAATCGAGCCGCTGGACCAGGAACTTGCCGCGCAGCTTCGCGCCGTCCTCGAAGGACAGCTCGTAATCGTCGAGCGTCCCGTCGAGCGCGCGGCCGCGCACGGTGTTCTCGGCCGTGCTGCCGAGGAAGATCCCCGCCGCACTCACCGAGACCGAGCGCGTGCCCGCGCCCGACAGCAGATCGCGCCATCCGCCCGATTGCTTGTGGGTGACGACGACCGTGTCGCCGTTGATCGACATCTGCGTGGTCCTGAGCCCTGCGATGGTTTGATAGACCGCGGGCGAGGCGCCGTTGGTGATCTTGAGCAGGAAGGCGGCGCCGGATTGTGCGGGCATGGCGGTTCACTCCGTCAGAGGGGGGCAAGGATGCGGAAGCGGTATTCGAGCAGCGCCCCGCGCAGATTGTCCGCGCGGGCCTCGCTGCGCGATCGCAGGAAGCGGATCGAGGCGAGCTCGAAGCCGGAATGGAACACCGGCAGATCGAGCACGCGGCGTTCGATGGCGGCCAGCAAGGGCGCATCCTCGGCGGCGGCATCGGTGCGGCTTTCGAGTTCGAGCGCGATGCGCACCTCGCGGCCGGGGCGGTCCTTGGTGCCCCAGTCGATCGACGCGCTGGCGGCGATTCCGAGCCATGGCGGTGTGACTGAGAGCGGCGCTTCCTCCTCCAGTCCGTTGATCGGGCTGAGCGCCGGGTCGGCGCGCAGCCACGCGATCAGCGCGGCGCGCAGGTCATTTTCCATCGCGGCGTACTCCGGTGAAATCGGGCCACAATGCGGTGGCCGAGTGCCAGTCGGTCGGCGCGGGTTTGGCGCGGCGGCGGTCGCGAATGGCGACGAGCCGCATGGCACGGGCGCGCAGGCGCTGGACGAGCGCGTCGGACTGCGAGCGAAGCGCGATCATGCCAGCCTCACTTCGCGCCACGGCCGCCACAGCGCGGTGACGCTGGCGGGCGGAACGGTGGCCGACTTGCCCTCGCGGTCGCGGAAATGGAATGCGGCGAGCCGGACGATGCCGTGGCGCAAGGGCGCGGGCAGCGCATCCCAATCCGCCGCGATCCCGACCACCATCTGCACCGCCAGGGCGCGTCCCTCGAACGGGCGCAGTAGCCGGATGCAGGCGCTGGTCCCGATCCGCCATTCGAGCGCGTCGCCGCCCACCTCAAGGGGTGTGCGTGCGCCGTCCTGCCCGATCACCGCGGCTGCGATGATGTTCTGCACGGGACGCGAGACCAGCTCCTGCCAGTCGCCAACCAGCGGGATGGTCTCCTCGACGGTCTGCCGGAGTGGGGTCTTGCCGGTGAAGGCCTCGCAGATGGCGAGGCTGGTCGCGAGCAATGCTCCGAGCGTCTCGTCTTCGTTGGGGCGGGTGATGCCGAGCCAGTGCTTGAGTTCCGCCAGCGCAGCATCGCCGGGCACCGGGGGCTGCACGATAGTCCGCTGCATCGCGGTTTCTCCCGATTAATGATCCACAAGAGGTGCGCCCGCATCGCGGCATTCAGGCGGGAGGAACGGCCTGAGGCGATGCGGGCGCGAGAGCCCGGCAGCGGCGCGAAGGGGGGCGCGCCGCTGCCGGGGAACAAGGGGGCCTAGGCCTCGACCTTGAGCAGCTTGATCGCCGCCGAATCGAGCACCTTTCCGCCCAGCCGCTTGGTGGCGTAGAAATGCACGAAGGGCTTGTTGCTGAAGGGATCGCGCAGGATCCGCGTCGCGCTGCGCTCGGCGATCAGATAGCCGTTGCGGAAGTTGCCGAAAGCGATCGGGAAGGCGCCGCCGGCGACGTCGGGCATGTCCTCGGCCTCGATCACCGGATAGCCCAGCAGGCGGTTCGGCTGGCCCTCGACCATCCCCGGCTGCCACAGGAAGGCCCCGTCGGCAGTCTTGAGCTTGCGCACCGCAGCCAGCGTCGTCGAATTCATCACGAACACCGCGCCCTGGCGATGGCCGGGGCGAAGCGCATGGATGAGGTCGATCAGCCTGGTATCGAGCCCGGCGCCGAGCCCGGTCGCGCTGCCCGTGCCGATGTATTGCATCGTCCCGAATGCGCGCACACCGTCCTCGGCGGTCGCCTTGGCGCCGGCAAGGAAGCCCTCGGGCTGGTTCACCCCGGTGCCATTGACGAAGGCCGCGCCCTCCGCACGGGCGAACTCGGTCGCGATCTCGCCCGCCAGCCAGCTTTCGAGATCGAAGCCGACATCGTCGAGCATCGCCTGGCTCGCCGCCGGATTGGCGTAGAGATCGCCGCTCGGCGGGGCGATTTCGGCGAACTGGGGCGTGCCGGTTTCGGGCCGCGGGGCGGTCTCGCTGACCCAGCCGGAGGCGACGCTGGTGGTGGCGACGAGCTTGCGATAGCCCGCAGTACCGGTCTGGACGACCTGCGCGACCGACCGGATCGGGCTGATCTTGCGGATCAGCGTGGCGATGGCCGCGTCGATCTGGCGGGGCACCGCGAAGCCGCCATCGGCCGGGTTGACCCCGTTCAGCGACTTCACCTCGGTCTCGCGGCCGAGCCGGAGGTAGCCATCGACGAAGCTCTTGACCTCGGGCGCATCGGCAGCGGGTGCAGCTCCGCCCATCGCCGGGCGGGTGGCGGCGCGGGCGACCTTGTCGAGGCGCGATTTCACCTCGTCGACATCGCTGCGCAGCGCGGTGATGGCGGCGTCGGCCTGGTCCTGACGGGCGACAATGTCGAAGCTCGCGTCGAGCGGATCGGCGACGACGGCGGGGGTGGCGGGAGTGGTCATGTTATCCATGGGGCAGAGGCCTTTCGGTTGGGCAGAAAAAAGGCCGCCCCAGTGGCGGCCATGCGGGAAGGTCGATGCGGTGCGGGTCGTCGGTCGCAACGCGACCGCAAGGCCGACCGGCCGCCCGCAGCGACCGGAGGGAGCGAGGAAAGCCGAAGCCGCGAATGCGGCTGCCGGCGCTTGAGGCTAATTAATCAGATGCACCCTCGCCATCGGATGCAGTGGGTGAGTGACGAGGCTGACTTCGAACAGCTCGACCTCGAGCAATTCGCGCCCCGCCGCCGAGTGCCGCGCGGCGCGGGTGCGGAAGCCGAAGCTGAGACCGCTGACCTGTCCGGCTGCCAGCAGCTGCGCCGCGCGGCTCGCCGGTCGGTCGATGCGGGCGATCACGCGCAGGCCGCGTGCGTCCTCGGCAGCCTGTTCGATCACGCCGATCGGCTGATCGGGGCGGTGCTGCCAGTAAAGCGGCAGCAGGTCGGAGCGGCCCGCCAGCGTGCGCGCAAAGGCGCCGCGGCGGATCGTGTCGCGGCCGGCATCAGCGATGTCGAACAGCGCGGCATATCCGGCAAAGCGGATGGGGGAAGGGGCCGCCATCACAGCCGGTCCCACAGCCCGAAGCGAACGGCAAAGCCGATCAACAGCAACGCCAGCGCCCCGCGGATCAGCCAGTCGACGAAGGCCTTCCACGCGCTGGTCTTGGCATCGCGCCATGCCTGAAGCAGTTCGCGCAGCTCGACGAGGTCGCCTTCTGCCCCTGCATCGCCGAGCCCGAGCCGCTCCAGCGCGCGGTCGGTGGCGAGCGTGCTCGCCTCCTCGACGATCCCGCGCAAGGTGACGAGACCTGCACCCTCCTCGCGCGCTTGCGCCATCAGGCTGGCAAGTATGTCTTCTCGGCTCATTCGGCACTCTCCTCGGCTGGGAAGCCCAGCATCTGGCGCTTTTCGGCGCGGCTCAGGAAATCGGCGTCCGAGACCTGCGACCACAGCCGCTCACGGTCTTCGGAAAGCGCGGGCACCTGATCGAGGTCGATCCCGAGCTGGCTCTCCGGGAACCACGGGGCGAGCCCTTCGCGCAGGGCCGCGAAGATCTTCTCGGCCAGCGGCAGCAGCGTCAGCCGCCACAGCGCGCGGTTGGCCTCGCGGTAATTGGCATAGGTGTTGTCGCCCGGCAGGCCGAGCAGCATCGGCGGCACCCCGAAGGCGAGCGCAATATCGCGCGCCGCCGCGCTCTTCAGAGTCGCAAAGTCCATGTCGGCCGGGGTCAGCGCCATGCTCTGCCACTTGAGGCCGCCGTCGAGCAGCATCGGCCGCCCGGCATTGGCCGCGCCCGAGAAAGCAATATCGAGCTCGCGCTTCAGCCGTTCGAACTGTTCGTGCGCCAGGCTCGCGCCGTCGCCGGTTTCGTAAACCAGCGCGCCCGAGGGCCGGGCGGCGTTATCGAGCAGCGCGCGGTTCCAGCAGGTCGCGGCATTGTGGATCAGCACCGCCTGCCACGCCGCCTCGAGCGCGCCCGCGCCGCAGTGATCGTCAAGCGGATGCATCGCCCGGATCGCGATGAGCTCGGGCCAGCCGTTCTCGTCCTCGACCGGAATGCGGGTCACGTGCGGGGTGACGCTGTAGTCGTAGGCGACCGGCCAGCCCTTGCTGTCGAGCGCGACCTTCACCCGGTCGGGGCGCAGCGCGAAGAGCTCGACCGGCGTTCCGCTGGCGTCCTTGATGATCTGGACATAGCCATTGCCGTGCAGCAGCAGGTTCGCCGCCAGCGTCTCGACCAGCGATTGCCCGGCGCTGGTTTCGGTCACCAGCGCGGCAAGACGCGGATCGGAGCAGGCGAGCGGGGCCTGGCCGATCCCCTCGGCCAAGAGGCGCACCGAGCGCTGGGCGATGGGGTTGGCGAGAAAGCCTTCGCGGATGCCGCGATCATAACTGTAGTGGCAGCTGGAAGGGCCGCTTTCGAAGGCGGGAATCCAGCCCTGCGAGATGCCGCTCGCCAAAGGCACACGGGGCTGCTCCCCGCCCTTGAAGGCGGAGCGGAAGATGTCGAGCAGGGGCATGGGATTTCCTTTGTTGTGCTGTTCGGTCACAGCGACGTAATGCTGGGGTGCATCCGCCGCCCCAGCAGCAATTCGCTCAGCGCCCAGACCAGCGCATCCGCGCGGTCGGGGCTGTTTCCGGGGCCGGCATAGGTGCCGCCCACCAGCAATCCGCACAGCTGGTCTTCCAGCCGCGCGAACACGCCGACATGGCGCACGCGCCCGGCAGAATAGAGCGCGGCCACCGGCTCGGCCCGGGCGACCTTGCCGCGTGAGGCGTGGACCAGCTTGACCGGCAGCGACTGGTCGGCGGCGCGCAGCACGCT